CGCTCAATTCAAGCCGCTTGCGCCAAAAGCGCGACTCGAGCTTGGCGCGCGCGTATATGGCTTTTGTGTGCTGCATTTCAATTCCTTTCCTATTGTCATTCCCTGCTACGCGCGAAAGATTACCAAATCCTAAATATTCCGCAATGTAATATATCGCGGCATTGCATCGCGCTGATTGTCCCAATCCAGGACACATTACGGTTAATGCTGGCGCGTTCGAAGGGTTTTGATCAGGGAAAAAGGGACCCGGACGCGGATCGACGCCGACAGGGGGGATACCTTCGAAGCCGGCGCCCGCCGACCCGGCATACTCGACCTACAAACCACACCAAATTTTCCTACCCCAAAATCAACTTCCGTCATGAGAACATTCCCAACCATCCCCACCAACAAAATACCCCACACCAAATTTTTAATGTTGCCAATCAACTTCCGTCATGGTAATTCCTCCAAGTCAGGCCGGGATCAGTGAGGAAAGCGCGCCTCATGAAACGCTCGGCCGGCCCAAAAGGGTGTCCCGGCATTGTTGGCAGCACATAGGAGAATTTCAATGAACCTGTACCTCGCAATCTTCGTGCTTGGCCTCGCCCTTATCGCGGTGGGTGTCACCCTCGACAGCCCTTCCACATGGCGCGAGCGGTCAATTACCTTGTCCTTCACCTTCGGTGTTGGCCTCGTGATCTACGGCATGGTCATGTCGGTAACGGCCTTCGTCAAATGAAGGGACGTAAGCCAAAGCCGAAAGCCCGCCTTCGTCCCGCGAACGTCACCACTCACGCCTACGACCCCGAGCGGCAAACCCTCGACGTGACATTCCACAACGGGAAGCAATACCGCTACACCGACGTACCCGCCGATCTCGCTGCTGGCTTCTCCGACGCCGGGGGATCCGGCTCCTTCCTGCGCCAGCACATCATCGGGCGCCATCCCCACCAACTGCTGGACGACTGACAATGCGCGTCGTTCCTCTCGCCGACACGCAGCGCCTCGAAAAATGGAAGTCCGCTGCATCCTTTCTCCGGGAACTCGCCGATAGGTGCGAAGCCGGGGACTTGACCGATCTCGCAATTGTCTACCACGACAAGACCGAGCAAACTTTCAACTCATGGGGAGAATTCGAAGATCGTTGGCGGTTGCTCGGCGCTCTCGAATACGCAAAAACCTGCATCAAATAAGGAAAAAACCAATGACCGAAGCAATCCACCCCGCACCGATCTTCGCCCAACTGATGCGCATCGAGTACAACGAACTCACGGTGCGCCTGGTGAAACTCCGGAACTTCGTCCAGACCGACAAATTCGCTGCGCTGGAACCGGGCGCCCAAGCCCTCCTGATCGAGCAGCGCGCCGCGATGGAGCATTACCACGACGTTCTCGGACGCCGCATCGAACGCCATCCCCCGAGCCCGCCCCTTGACGAGCCGGTCGAGATCGGTGGATTTGATATTGACAGGGACGGCCCCGTAAGCTTTACCTGATCTCGGCCTTTCCTCGCCCGTATGAGGCAAGGCTAGGGACTGCCCACCCTATCCCGGGCAGTCGTCTCATCAACAAAACCTTTCAAGGGTCCGGTTGCGCTTCATGCTTCCGGACCCTTTTTTCTTGACTGTATGCGCACGATCCGTCATGGAAACGACGACCAGTTTCAAGATCGGGAAATTAAGCTGATGCTCGACAAATTCCAGCAATCCGGGGAGCGCCTCGTAAAACTCCGTGCGATGCTGCGGGCACGAAAGGACCGTCCGGGATACGACCGGAACGTGCTCGAAATCGAAGCGGAAATCGACCGGCTGAAAAAGCAGGCCGAAGAACTTGCCCGTGGCCTTGAGAGCCAATCCGGGTAAGTCCGGTATATTAGGAGTTGCAAATATGACGCCGGAAATGGAATTTCTCGTCCGACTTCGCAAGATCGATCGTTCAGGTTTGAAGGCGCGTGATATCGTCCTCCTGTATACCATCATTTCGAACCCCGGCATTTCCGGCATCGACATTGCCCACAAACTAGGCATCCCCGAGCGCTCGCATATCCAGCATGCCCTGATCAAGCTTGAGGCGCTGGAACTGATCGAGGACCGTCGCCCCGAGAAGGACCGCCGCAAGGCGAACCCCGCTCAATTCTACGCGCTCCCCAAGGGGCTCGCCTTGTGGAACGATCTCAAGCCATGAATTGTCGTCCGCCTTGGCGATTTGACACTTCACGAATGCGCGCGAGCAAGGCATACTCGTTGCGGTGTCCGGGCTGTGGATACCATTTCAGGACCGAGGCCCATCTGACAAATCACAGAGCGGCCTATCAACGGAGTGATGAGCATGGCGAAGAAGATGCCCCCGAAGAAGTCCAAGCCGCCCCGTCCGATGGCCGGCAAGACCCAGGGCGGGAAGAAGTGCTGACATGACTACCGACGCTCCCGCGAAACGGACTGACGTACTGGTGCCAACCAAGGATCTCGCGCGCCTGCCGATGATCTCCGCAGAGCAGTACCAGCACGTAGGCCGCTTCGCGGGGGCTCTTGTCATGTCCTGCTTCGAACAGATCGGCGGATTGGACCGCATGGCTTCATGGGCTGACAGCAATCCGACCGATTTCTATACCAAGCTTTTTCCCAAGATGATCTCCCGGAGCCAGCAAGTCGATGTGAGCGGGACACTGACGATCGACGACGCTATCACCCGCCTTGAACGCTTCGATAGGGCGGTGGACGCGGATTTCCAGGAGATCGAAACCCAATACGACCTCTAGCAGCCGAAGGAGAACCGGCATGAAAATCAAATACGAAGTGATCGGAAGGGCTGTTGTGTCGGATAAATCCGATAGCCAGCGCCATTATCTCAAATTGCTGTATCGCGGTGACGGTACTCCTTGGTGGGCATGCAGCGCAGGAATGGAATTACCCATTCCGGCTGAAAGCGATATCCAGCCAGGCGATTTCATCGAAATTGAAATCAGCAAATTGTAGGGGAACCGATATGTATGAAAGTCCCTATGGCAAGCCCGAAGGCTTGGTTGCTCGTCTTGATAAATGGGCTCACGAACTCGGCACGAACCGCAATCTGCCGTGGGCCGGGCTCGGCCTGATCGCCGACCTGCAAGCCGCATCTGCGGCACTCTCCGGCAAGCCTGTTGAGACTGCCCCGACGATGGAGTTTGACCTGTGAACCCTACACTCGCCCGCAAACAGGCCGCTGCGAAACTCGGTATCGCCTTGGCCGACCGTCACCAGAAACTCGCCTTGGCGATTGGCGAAGATGAGATCGCACAGGCTGCGGTCAATCTTGGCCATCTGTTCAACGACAATATCGAATTCATCATTTGGGTGATGAAGCATCACGGTGGATTGAACCCGGCGCCGATCCAGAAGGCCCTTCCCCGCACTCCCGGGACGCTCCTGCAATGATCAAGCGAGGGGACACTTTCACGATCGCGGGCGTCTATGAAACGATGCTCAATCCGCAACGTCGCTGGTGGCAATTCTGGAAGCCGAAGATAGTCCCGAATTATCGGAAGCTTCGCGAATTCAAGGTACTGTGATGAACCTGCAAGAGATCGCCACGGACGCGGGAATTTCCATCGACGAAGTGCGCACCCGCTGGCTTTCGCTGCGGGCCGCGCGGTGGAAAGCCGACTTCAAGAAATTCGCTCGCGAAGCTGTCCGTATCCGGACCAAATCGGGCGATCTCGAACCTCTAGTACTCAACGAGGCGCAGGAAATCCTGCACACGGCAGCGGAAGCACAGCTTGCAGATGAGCAGTGGGTACGCCTCGCCGGCCTGAAAGGGCGTCGACAAGGTTTCTCAACCTACGTTGCTACCCGAGGATACTGGCGCGCGACTTTGTGGGATTACCAGAGGATTTATATCCTCTCGCACGAAATGGCGTCCTCCAACGTCCTTTTCAGCATGACTGCGCTCATGCAGGAGAAGCACCCGTTCCCGCCGCAGGTTGGCACCGACAACGCCAAGGAACTGGAATTTGTCAAGCGGGGCTCGTCCTACCAGGTGGCCACGGCAGGCCAGAAGGCGGGCGGGCGCGGTGGCGCTGTGACCTTCTTCCACGGCTCGGAAGCGGCATGGTGGACGAACGCCCCGGACCACTTCGCGGCATCGGTGCAGGGCGTGGATGAAGTGCGGGGCGTGTGGGGCGTTCTGTGGCGGGCGCCGGCCAATCCTCTGCCGTTTGAACGCGGTGTCGAGGACATTTATGGATGGGTTAAGGCGCCGTCCGAAATCTGGCTGGAAACCACTTCCGCAGGCCCTACGGGAGAATTCTGGAAGCGGTATATGGACGCCTTGAAGGGTATTGGCCGGTATCGTGCGGTATTCGTTCCGTGGACGGCGCAGGAAGAATATTCCGAGCATGGGGATTTCACCCCTGCGACCGAAGCCGACGAGGAAGGCGAACTTTCCGAACTCGAATATCAGGAAATCCACGGGCTCACTGACGGGCAAATGCTGTGGCGCCGGGCGAAGATCCACGAACTCGGGTCGATCGGCAAATTCCGGCAGGAATACCCGATCGACGTTACCGAAGCTTTCGCGGCATCGGACACAGAAGGCGTTTTCATCAAGCCGGCGATTGTGCTGCGCGCCCGCAAGCGCGAAATGGAGGATCCCGACGCTCCCCTGATCATCGGTGTTGACCCCGCAGGTTCGGGGGGCGACCGCTTTGCCGTGGCGTTCCGACGGGGAGACAAGATCCTCAAGGTGGTCCACCGCAACAAGCTTGAGCACGACGAGGCAGTAGCCTGGCTATCGACCATCATCGACGAATACGCTCCGAACCGGATGAACATCGACCGGGGTTCGATGGGCCAGAACATCATTTCGTCGCTGCGCAACCTGCATCGCAAGTACGCGGATATTGTAAAGGGGATCGACTTCGGCGGCACGTCCCGGTTCAAGCTGGCGACCCCCAAGCGGGCCGGCCCGTGGAACCGCCGTGCCGAAATGTACGACGAACTCAAGACATGGATCATCGAAGGGGGAGCAATCCCCGACGACGACGATCTCGCATCGGACATGAGCGGCCCCAAGCAGAAGTGGCGCGCGAACAACGATTGGTTGCTTGAAAGCAAGTCCGACATGAAAGCGAGGGGGCTGCGCTCGTCCGATCTTTCCGACGCATGCGCATTGACCTTTGCAACGAAGGAATGGTTTGATACATGGACTTCCCCGGATAAGTCAAAAGGCTTCGGGGCGGGCGTGAAGCTTCGTGAAGTCGCCGGAGCAGGCATAGGCGATCACGATGGTTTCTATGAAGCTGATGGAGCCTATGGCTGGATGGGATAGTGCAATGACCGACCGAATTTCCGTAATCCGAGACGCAGGCAGCGGTAATGCCAAGCGCTCGTCCGCCACTCCCGAAGAAATTGCTGGATGGATGGGTGGTGCCGGGGGTTCGGGCACCCAAGGCCCCAAGGGAGATACCGGCGACACTGGCCCGGCTGGTCCCAAAGGCGATACCGGCGACACTGGCCCGGCTGGACCTCAAGGAAATACTGGCCCTCAAGGACCAATGGGCGTTCAAGGTCCCAAGGGCGATACCGGCGACACTGGCCCGGCCGGACCTCAAGGGGTGCAGGGGCTTATCGGACCTACCGGACCCGCAGGCGCAGATGGAGCGGCCGGGCCGCAGGGAAACCAGGGCATCCAGGGACCGGCAGGCAATACCGGCCTGACAGGTCCCCAAGGCGCCAAAGGTGACACCGGAAACACCGGGCCGCAGGGAATTCAAGGTATCCAGGGACCAGCCGGGGACATTGGCGCAACCGGACCCCAAGGGGCGCAGGGAATTGCTGGACCTACGGGACCCGCAGGCGCAGATGGAGCGACCGGGCCGCAAGGAAATCAAGGCATCCAGGGACCGGCAGGCAATACCGGCGCGACCGGGGCACCGGGGGGTGCGGGATCGTCGATAATTCTGAAAGCCGCAGGAACCTTCATATCCACGGCGATCAACGCGATTGCCCTAACCACGCTCGCGGGCGCGGCGGGGCGGCTGGATTACATTCCGTATATCCCGGCGACCAACATTTCGATTTCAGCCCTGGCTTTCGAAGTCACTACGCTTTTGGCAGGGTCGAATGCCCGGATCGGAATTTACTCGTCGAATGCCAATGGAACGCCGAATGCGCTCATTGCGGGATCCGGCGATTTGAGTTGCGCGGCTGCGGGGGTGCAGTCGTTCGCCACCACGCAAAATCTCGTGGCGGGAACTCTGTATTGGTTGTGCATTCACACTTCGGGAACGCAGACTTTGCGAGCGATCCCGGTAGCTGGGGCACTTCCGATTGGTTCACCAGCCAGCGGGACAGCGATGTTCACAGTAGGGCGGGCAACCCAAACGTATGGTGCGCTGCCTTCGACGGCCCCGGCAGTCACACCGACAAGCAGCATTGTTCCTTGGGCCAGAATGACCCTTGCCTAAACAGGCAATGTCGCAGTAATTGAAATTAGAAGGGACATGGGCGATGGCTGGAATTCGTGACAACTTGGCGAGGGAAGACCGCGAGCTTCCGCGCACTCGGACCAAAACGCCAAG